CTGGTGAGTACGATTTTTATTTTAGAGGTGACGATATTGGTCTTGATACCATTGGTGACTTGGTTACTACCGCAGAACTAAATGGTATTGTAGAGCGCACAGGAGCCTGGTATATACTTCCTGATGGAACAAAAGTGCAGGGTAAAGAAGCATTTGTTAATCGTGTAAGAGAGGATCTTGATTTGCAAGAATCAATCAGGGCAAAATTAAATGCCTAGTTATACAGTCTATCACGGGGAATTTGTTTGTCACACATGTAAGGCAGAGGTAAAGACTCTTAGGCTTTATGCAGAAACAAAAGAGATGACGTGGATGTGCAAAGACAAGCATTTAAGTAGTGTTAAGTTTGGAAAACAAAAAAGGAAAAAAGATGACAGAGAAGAGTGAGTCTAAGCGCATAGGTGCTAAACAGCACAAGAACTCAGGTCGTGGAACACACAAGGGCGATGCCACATGGGAAAACTTTACTGTCGATTTTAAAGAAGTTGGCAAATCATTTACATTAAATAAAGAGGTTTGGGCAAAGGCAACAACAGACGCCATTAGAAACGGCAATGACCCAGCAATAATTATTGCAATGGGAGAAGCAAATTCTAAAGTAAGACTTGCGGTAATAGAAATGAGCATCTTAGAGCAATTGATTGGAGATTTGGAATGAGCAAAATACTAAAAAATGTTTTTACAACAGAAGAAGTTAATAATATTAAAGATCAAATAAACCATATGGTAATGAGTAAATCTGTAGAGATGGAAGATCAGATCCATTTTATTCCAGAGCCCATGGTCCAATATTCATATTTAAATCAGGGGAGAAGAGACACGTATGAGATACAGTTCCCAGATACAATTGTAGATAAAATAACTAAAATTGCTAACGAACTTCTTCCAGAGGGAGATCCTGAAGTTAAACTAACAAGTGTTCAGTATACAGAGTATTCTGGAGATATGCAGGGCAACCCATCTTTAGGAATTCACTTTGATGGTGGCAAGGAATGCGATATGATTTTAGACTATCAGTTAGATTCAAATATTTCTTGGGGTATTGGGATAGATGAGTATGTATACACTCTCTCAGACAACGAGTTAATATTACTTAATCCAGTAACTAAGATACACTATAGACCAACAAGAAAGTTTGACAAAGGGGAAATTCTTAGGATGATATTTTTTAAGTTTGCATCTCCTCAAGGAGAGTTCTCCTCACCACAAATTTCGGAAGAGAAGATGGCAAGAATACGATCTATCTATGAAGACTACTACTCAGAGGGCGGTAAATAATGGAACAAGAAAAAACAACTATTGACATGGTAAATGGTCTTGCAGAAATTGCTGACTATATGCAGGATGAAGAGTTAACTACAGCGCTGACCTTTATTGCCAAGATTATAATCAAGCCCGACATTCCCTTGAATGTGGCAACTGTTGAGATTGTAAGGCTTCAGGCTATCGCAGCAAAGATGGCATTTAAGGCTACGTGGATGGCCAATGTTGATAAGTCTGACAGAGGAAAGAAGAATCTTTATTATACGGCTGCAGAGTCAATTAACAATCTTGTATCTGCTTTAAAATATATAACCAGATAATCTGGTATACTTAATAGAACAGAAACGGATTAACTATGACAAAAAATTTACTAAAAGGTGTAATGATTAAGGCAGAAAAAGAAGCAGTAGATACAATCGGCAAGAACGAAATGATTGAGAAAATCCAGCATGGATATATTATTAATCGTGGTCCAAAGCATACTCAAAAGAAAACCTTTGCTCCATCTACAATTGCCTATGGACATGGCGAATGTCCAAGATATTGGTATCTAGCCTTTGATGGTCAGACGTTTGAAGATAATACAGATGCATATGGCGCTGCGAACATGACTGCAGGAACGCTATCTCATGCAAGAATTCAAGACGCAATGATGAATTCTGGAATTGCAAAGATTTACAGAGACGACGAGAACCAGCCAACAACAGAATTTAAGATCAGAAATGATGATCCACCAATCTTTGGATATGGCGATGCCATGCTTGATTGGAAGGGCGAAGAAGTCGTTGGTGAAATTAAGACGATGATGAATGAAGGCTTTGAATATCGCAAGGCAAAACAAAAGCCAAAGACTGGTCACGTAATCCAGTTACTAATCTATATGAAGATTCTCAAGAAGGCAAAAGGAGTTTTAATTTATGAAAATAAAAACAATCATGAACTCCTTGTCCTTCCTGTAGAAGTAAATGATCATTACCGCAGGTGGGTAGACCAGGCGTTTGATTGGATGAGAGAGGTCAGAAGTGCTTGGGTAAATCGAACACTTCCAACAAAAAATTACAGATCTAATTCAAAGATTTGTAAATCATGTCCTATACAAAAAGCATGTGCAGAGGCAGGCGCAGGAGAGTTTAAACTAAAATCCTTGGAGCCTCTAGAAGATGAAGCATTGTAGTTGGTGTGACAACCAATTTAAGCCAGCAGTATCTTATCAGATATACTGCTCAGTAGTATGTAGAGATCAGGCAACCAAGCAAAAGATTGCCGATAGATATCTACAAACTAGAAGACAAAAAAGACTTGGGAAAGAACGCAAGTGTAAATCTTGCGACTCAGACTTATCTATATATAATGATGACATTCTTTGCAATAGTTGTCAGGTAGATCCAGGACAAGTTTTACGGGCACTCAAAGACATAAAGGGATTAAGCAATGGTAAAGAATAAGTGGGGGATTGAGATGATTCCAAAACGTATTTGTGCTATTGACGCAAGCACTAACAGCCTTGCATTTGCTATGTTCGATACTTTTACAAAAGATATTATTAGTGTAGGTAAGATTACTTTTGAAGGCAAAGATACTTATGAAAAAGTAATGGACGCAGGGAAAAAGGTAAAGGCATTTCTTGATATTTATGATGGTTTCGATGCCATTGTAATTGAGCATACCGTGTTTATGAATAGCCCAAAGACTGCTGCTGATCTTGCACTAGTTCAGGGTGCCATTCTTGGGGCAGCAGGTCAGTCTGGAACAAAGGTTATAGGCAAGGTAGCACCAATCACTTGGCAAAACTTTATTGGAAATAAAAAGATTTCTAAAGATGAAAAACTATTTATTAAATCACAGAATCCAGGGAAGTCAGAGTCTTGGCTAAAAACTCATGAAAGAGAACTAAGAAAGCAAAGAACTATTAGGTATATAAACACTATATATGATAGAACTATTACTGATAACGATGTAGCAGACGCCTGTGGAATTGGACATTGGGCCCTATCAAACTGGGGTAAAGCAATAGGAGTTGACAAATAACGCCATGGCTGCTAAACTATATACAAGTGAAGTCTTTATGAAGAAGCGATATGTTATCGACAAAAAGACTCCAGAAGAGATTGCAAAGGAGTGCGGAGTGAGTCTAGAGACAATCTACGTATACCTTGCTAAATTTGGACTAAGGAAATCAAAGCGATGAATAAATTTCAAAAGGCTATAGTTACACTAACAATTGCTGGTGCCGTAGGTATATCTTACGCACTGTATACACTACGAGGACTTCCTGAATCATTTGATTGGGAGAATGATGATGAGCAATAATCTAACTATTACGGTTGACCAAGTTAACCACCCATCACACTATACTACGGATCCTTCTGGAGTTGAGTGTATTGAGATTACTCGACATCGTAATTTTAATATTGGTAATGCATTTAAGTATCTTTGGAGAGCGGGACTCAAGGATGAGTCAAAGACTATCCAGGATCTTGAAAAAGCAATCTTTTATATTAAGGATGAAATAAATAGACTAGAGGGAAAATATGTCAACTGAAGATGATCTAGTTAAACACCTTGATCAAGTGAATGAAGTTGTAGAAGAATACCTAAAAGGCAACGACCCAACTGTAATTTCAAAACAATTGTCTATACCAAGACAAAGAGTTGTCACATTAATTAATGAGTGGAAAGTTATGGCATCTGCCAATGATGCAATTCGTGCCCGTGCCAAAGAAGCACTTGCTGCTGCAGATACACACTATA